TTTAATATAATCTACTGTATCTTGAAAGCTAAAACCACAAGACCTTAAATACATACCAGCTTGACCCGCTGTATCAAAATCTTTTCCATCTATAATATAATGCTTGTTCCAACAAGTATCTCTATAAATATAATCAAACATAACTATACATCTCCTTTACATGACGGTATAATGGATTGATTCTATTCTTCGTCGTGCCTCCTTGAATTGGTAAGAGGCATAAGCGGGAGCGGCTAGCTTATGTATATAACACAACTTAGCACAAATTTAGGGTACAAGAAAAACCCCCCTTTCGGGGGGTTAATCGCCTTGTTCATCATTGTTCTTCAACCAACTCGAACTTGAGAGAGTAACTTGAACTTGTTAGGCAGCTTCTTTATGCTCTTCTTGCAATCCCTCAATACCAATTTCACAAATCATGTGGACCAGTTCCGGGCGTTTCTTAATTTCCATAAGTAAGATGTCGTCGGTCATGTGGGACAATTCTGCCATTGCAACTGTCAGTTTCTTTTGTGCATCGTCTTTTGCTTTTTGTGCTTTGTAAGTTTCCGTTTCGTGCTCACGTTTCGTCACAAACCTCTTGTAAATCTCTCTTAACTCCGTAAGACCTGCGGAAGTCAATTTTGTTGGAGAGTCAGCAAAGTACGCTTCGGCGGATTCCAATGTTGCATGTGAAGTGTAAAGGTATGCAACGAGTGCCTTCTTTTCAGCGGTTTGCTTGCGGTTTGTTGCGGCATTGTTCAATGCTACGGCTTGCTGTTTCTTCAAAATCTGTTCCGTTGTCAATGTTGCATTTTGTTTCTAAATTTGTACTTCTATCCTCATACTATAGGAACCAACGGAGGGGATAGATATGCATATATATAGATTATTGAATATATTATTATAAGTGGACAGGGTGTACCACTCGTCTTAGTGGGCGGGACAATACCCCTTACCCCCCTCAAACATTCATTACATGACAGTAAATCCCTAAACCAAGTGGGCGGATATTTGTGGAATAAAAACAATCAGTTAGTCTCCCCAATTTTTTAAAAAATATTTTAAAGAGGTGTCGGAATACTCCTCCCATTTTTATGCTAGAATAGTTCTAATCTTATATATGTCTAATATAATAACAAACAAGGAGTAACAAATGAGTAAAGAAGAAGAACTATTGTGGGATAAAAATGAAGGTTATTTAGAACTAAAAGAGGAGTTGACGACCGAAGAGAAGAAGAAGAAACATGATAATAGGAGTAGAGATAAAAAAGGAGAGCGTGAGTCTAGTTACGCCAAGTTGAAGAAGATTTACAAAGAAGAAAAGGCTTTGATGACAGACGCTAAGAGGATAGAGAAGTTTAATATTAGGACTAACTTTGCGGGGATGGCCTCCTCTGGTGGTCGGCCCAAGAAGTATACACCTATACGCCTAAAGAATAAAATCATTGACTACTTTGCTATGATTAGTGCTACGCACCGCCCTCCAACTGTCTCGGGTTTAATGGTACACTTAAAGATGAATAGAGATCAATTTTATCATTATTATACTTATCCTGAGTTTAAGGATATTATGGAACAAACTAAGAATATGATGGAGAATTGGAATGAGGAGGCACTTGTCTTAGCTAAACACAACACGGCGGGGATTATGTTTGCCCTCAAGAATAGATTCGGATGGAAGGACTTACAATCTGTAGAGACTACGGTACAAATACAAGAAGATCAATTGATTCATAGGATTGCTGCACTCGCTCCTGACCTTGTAGGATTTATTCAAGGAGCAACACAATACGAAGCAATAGAAGTAGAGAACGATAAGACAGCTATGCTGGCGGGTGAAGCCGAAGGCGAAACGTTTGACTTTATAGCCTATAAAAAGGAGAGACAAAATGGAACCGCTAAGTAAGGATGAGAAGATTCTTTTACTTGAGGAACAGATTAGATTGATGAAGGAGATTGAAAAACTAAGGGCAGAGGTAGCAAAGAAGCCTTGGCCTAATAGGGTTGCTGGCACTGATATAAGTGTGTTTTCTCCGGGTTGTTTTAGCTAACTATAAAGGGGTTATTATGAGTTTATTTGGACGAGTAGATTTCACAAAAAATAAAGAGGCTGTGATGAAATTCATAAGTAAATACATAGGCCAATGTAATTTCACCGGGCATATACCTGATGAGGTATATAAGCAATTTGTATCGTGGGGTACATTTAAACTCGGGTGGTATCTTAGTATAAGATTCCCCATTCCTTACATTAAAAGACTTATAGATGGTGAAGAGTATGCTTGTTATAAGTTACTTATCCTTTATAGGGTAACTTCTGCTAGCGAGGAAACTCCTATTGGAAATATTTGTATTAGTGGTTTAGATCTACCTATTGAGGTGTTATAATGAGCATACTAGATATATATAAGCAATTGGTTACTATAATTGCGGGGAGGCTAGAATGTCTATTCTAGACACCTTGACCGCATCTCTTGTTGAGAAGTATACTGAACACCTTAGTGAGAGTAAGAAGCGAGAACTCTTTAAGGCTATAGAAGACCTCTCAACTCTTAAGAAACACAGGATGTTCTACGAGACTTTCCCCGAGAAAGGTAAATTAAGTAGGCACGCTTATGCAAAGCATTGGGAGTTTATAAAGGCGGGGCAAAGCCACCGAGAACGTCTGTTCATGGCAGGTAACAGGATTGGTAAGACGATACTTGGAGCCTATGAGGTTGTTGCACATGCTACGGGTCAGTACCCACAGCATTGGGAAGGTAGGAGATTTAATCGTAGTGTTAAGATTTGGATTGGTGGTGATACATCCATATCGGTACGTGATATTATCCAAGAGAAGCTTTTGGGTAAGGTTGGGGAGTTTGGTACGGGGATGCTCCCAAAGGATTCTATTGTCTCTACGAAGACTAAACGCAATATTCCTGATGCTATTGAGACGATACAGATCAAGCATATCAGTGGTGGGACTAGTACGATTGTCTTCAAGACCTATGAGCAAGGAAGAGAGCTTTGGCAAGGTACTGAGATAGATGTTGTTTGGTTGGACGAAGAGCCACCTATGGAAGTGTACGCAGAGGCACTTATTAGGACCATGACGACCAATGGAATACTTCTCCTTACCTTTACCCCTCTAAATGGTATGTCGGACGTTGTAACGAGTTTTATTGATGCTCAAAGTAATACTGATCCAAGTCTTACGACTTCTCAGCGTGATGAAGAGAGTAGTAAGTACATGATTATGGCATCTTGGGATGATGCCCCTCACCTTACCCCCGAAGCTAAGAAAGAGATGCTTAAGACTATACCTCCTAATCAGAGGAAGGCACGTAGTGAGGGTGTACCCGTAATAGGTGCTGGTCTTATCTATCCTATTGATGAGGATGTATGTTTCGTTAAGGATTTTGAGATACCAAAGCATTGGCCTAAATTCTACGGGATGGACGTTGGTTGGAATGTTACGGGTGTAGTGTTTTGTGCCTTGAATAGAGAAGATGATTGTGTTTATATTTATAGTGAGCACTATGGGCAACAGAGTGAACCTGTGATTCATGCTGATGCAATCAAGCGTCGGGGCGGATGGATGAAGGGAGTTGTTGACCCCGCCGCCCGTGGCCGTTCTCAGGCCGACGGTAAGGCTTTATTTGATATATACAAGGATTTAGGTTTAAAGATAGTTCCGGCTAAGAATGCAGTAGAGGCAGGGATATATGATGTGTGGTCTAGGTTTACAAGTGGTAGACTTAAAATCTTTAATAGTTGTGTTAACCTAAAGCGAGAGTTGAGTATGTATCATAGGGATAATGAGGGTAGGATTGTTAAGAAGCATGACCACCTTCTTGACTGTACGAGGTACGCTATAGTTAGTGGTATTGATGTTGCTTCGGTCAGTATGACCTTATTGCCTCAGAAACCTAAAACTATATCAACCCTAGCGTGGTGCTAAGGTTTAATAAGACTACTAGTTATTAAAGGATAAAAAAAAATAGGGGGAAGCGTATGCTATCCCCCTTCTACCCCTTAATCTACCCAAGGTAGAGATGTATTATTTTTTGATTCTATAAAGTATTTACCAACTATAACACCATATGATTTTGTATTTACTCTTTCTATATTTTTCTTATCTCTTTGTTTGTTTACTTCTTTAAGGCAGGACTTACAAAGCTGTTGATTGATAGGTGGTTGTTCTGATTGTTTAAATCCTTTAAGTCTTCTCTCTAATCTACACAACGAGTTGTTTTGTTTCTTATTTAGGAGGTGGTAAATCTTACCACCACATTCTCTTATTAAAAACATTATTTCCTTTCGCTTCTTCGTTTGTTCTACGAAGCTTCTTATCCCTCTTGTATCGCCGCCTTAATTAGTCTCGGCGGCTCTTTATAAAATCTTACTATAAAACATATCTTCTTAGGAAATAAAAACAGTAACAAAGATAATACCCGGAAATGGAATAAATCCCCCCTACCCCCAAGTCTTAAAAATATATTAAGAGGGGTAGTAATATTAAGTTAGTCTGCCACACAGACTGACTACATCTAACAGGAAGATGTTTCGGAAGTTCCCCACGGCACGGTTATGGTTTCTAGTAAATACTCCCTTTTACTCCCAACACTCGCTGGTTTCATCAGACACTCAACTAGATTTGCTCGTGGACTCTGTGTCTCTTTTTTGTTCACATCTTCTTGAGGTATCTAAAGAAAAAGCAAACCCGCAAAGAAACAAATCCCCCAAAAAAGGAAAGCGGAAAAGAAAAAGAAAAACATTTACTACTCAATAATTATATCATACCTTTTTTAAAAAGGGAACAATTATTTTTATATTATGGTATTATTTATTTATTATTAAAATTAATCGAGGTGAAAATGATTTCTTCTCCAAGTGATGCCGCTTCACTAGCGCAACAGATAGAACTTAAACAATATGCCCAAGATACACGAGAGAAGCGCACTATGGACTCCCTCTCAAGTCATATTGCTAAGATTTGGGAAAAGGTACGGGATGAGAATAAAACCGTAAGACAACAGATGGTGGAAGAGTTAGATATTTGTAAGGGTAAATATCCTAATGATAAGCTAGCCGCAATTAAACAATTTGGGGGCAGTACTTCCTACTTTAGACTCTTAGAGAATAAGTGTCGTGCCGCCTCTTCTTGGGTTGCAGATATTTATTGGTCGAATGGTAAACCTCCTTATGGTATTAACCCTACACCCATTCCTGAACTACCTGAAGATTCTCAAGCTAAGATACAACAGCTTCTAATTGGTGTTCAGCAGCAGATGATGCAAGATGCCCAAATGCGTCAACAGGCAGGGGAGCAAGTAGACCCTCAGATGTATCAAGCACAACTAGAAGAAATTAAGGAGCAAGTACAGCAAAAAGAGATTACACGTATTAAGGAAGAGGCTCAAGAGAAGGCAGATAATATGCTCCGTCTCATTGAAGACCAGAATGAGCAAGGAGGTTTTAAGAAAGCCTTCCATGACTTCCTCTACTATCTTGTACGAGTTAAAGCTGGTATCCTAAAAGGACCAATTGTACGTAAGAAGAAGCAACAGGTTTGGTCTAAGTCACCAGAGGGTGAGTACGCCCTTGAGTATAAAGACGTGCTTGTACCTGAAGTATATTGTGTATCTCCCTTTAACTTTTATCCTAGTATTGGTATGACCTCTCCTGATGATGGGGATATTATAGAGATTCATGAATTAACTAAAACTGCTATTGCAGATTTGCTAGGTGTTCCGGGCTACAATGATATAAAGATACGAGCAGTATTAGATGAGGTAAATAAAGGTTCCCTTAAAGATTGGATTAATATTGATGATGCTGATACTGTTAAGCGCACAGAGAAAAGTGCTGAAGCAGCACAAGCTCAAGTAACACCAGATAAGATTAAGGCAATGGAATTTTGGGGTTCTGTACCCGGCTCCTTCTTAATTGATTGGGGTATTGAGGGGGAAATTGACCCTGAGATGCAGTATGAAATTGATGCTTGGAAGATAGGTACACACGTTATTAAGGCTGTAATTAACCCTGATAAGCTTGGACGCAAGCCATATAGTGTAACCTCTTGGGCTAAGAACCCTGCTTGGATTTGGGGGGATGGTCTTGTAGACTTTGGTAAAGATGTTGAAGAGGCTATGTTGGCACTCGTTAGAGCAGGTATCAATAACGTAGCTATTGCCTCCGGCCCACAGGTAGAGCGTAATACTGATAGATGTAATGATCGTACACCAATGTTCCCTTGGAAGATTTGGGATGCTACAAGTGCTCAGATGAAAGAAGCACCAGCAATGAATTTCTATCAACCACAGATGCACATTGCGGAAATACAAGGTGGTTATAATTTCTTTGGGAGGATTCTTGATGAACTCACAGTACCAGCATTTGCTCATGGTGATTCAATGGTTGGGGGTGCAGGAAATACCGCTTCTGGCCTCAATATGCTTATCCAAAATGCTTCTAGGTCTATAAAGGCAGTTATTAGGAATATTGATAATGATATTATTGTACCCTATATTCAGCGTTGTTATGATTTTAATATGTTATATTCTGATGACCTCTCAATAAAAGGGGATGCTAAGATTACTGCTGAAGGGGTAAGTTACCTCACGACTAAGGAACAACAAGCTACTCGTAAGAATGAACTTCTTATGGCCCTTTCTAATCCTATGTTTGCTCAACTAATGGGACAACCTAAACTTCAATACGTATTGGATGAAGTTGTAAAGGCACATGATATAGATTTTCCTAGTGATGTGGTAAAGGAAACTAAAAGACAGCAAGCACAAGCAATGATACAACCACCCCAAGGTGCTGACCCTGCACAACAAGCTGCGGGAAACCCTGCTTCTGGTGGCTCACCCGCTGCACCACAGACTATAGGTCAAGATGGTGGTAATATGGGGGGTAATATAGGTGGTTAACTTTCATTGCCCTTGTTGTAAGAAAGAATTTCCTGATAGAGTTATGTATTGTAATCACTTAATACAATGTTTAAAACTAAAAGAGGTGAAAATCAATGGACAAACAAGTATTGCTTCAGATAAGCACAATTAAGAACCAAATCAATGGTGCTACATTTATAAATGAGGTAAAAGAGCGTAGAGATAGGGCTTTTATGAACTTTTTGGCTGATGAAGACAGTGAAAAGGTATATAAAGGACAGCTTAGAGAGCTTACTTTTATCCTTGATTTATTGGAAAATACTGCTGAAAAACTAGAAAATCTAGAGAAATATGAAGAAAATTATACAATCGGGAAGGCTTTTTAGTATTAATTAAGTATAATTATAAGTGTAAAAGTTGTTCTCTAATAATTGTAATATTTTGACAAAGGTAATGGGATACTTAAATGCCCCAAATTCCTTATTGATAAATAATGTAACATAACTTATGGGAAACCGTTAAGTCGGCCCCAACATGGAGGTAACATGTCTGTAGAAGATGGAGTCCCAACACAAGTAGATCGTGATGCAGAGGAAGCTTTAGAATATCTTAAGCAACTCGCTACACAGCAAGAAGAAGCACCTACTCAAGAAGAAAATGTTGTAGAGACTGATAAAGAAGACGGTGAGGGAGAAGTTGAAGATGTAGTAGTTGAAACAAAGCCGGAACCTTGGAAAGATAGGTTTCTTACCCTTAAGGGAAAGTATGATGCAGAAGTACCACGACTTTCTCAAGATATTAAGGAACTAAAAGAACTCCTAACTAGAAAAGATACTCCTATTGTTGAAGATACTACTGATGATACTGAAGACCCTTTTGCTACCTTCTCTGAAGAGTACGGTGATGATTTCGCTGAAGCGATTAGAAAACTTGTAGTACGTGAAACAGCTAAAACAGTTGCACCTGTCACAACTAAAGTAGATAAGGTTGAGGATGTGCAAATTAAGGCTGCTCGTAATCAATTTGAAGCAACACTAGATACAAAGGCAGAAGGTTGGCGGGATTTGTGGGATGGTAAAGACCCTAACTTTGTTAATTTTCTAGCACAACCTGACCCTAGTGGGCTTTACACTTATGGTGATTTGGTTACGGCGTACAACCAGAATTGGGATGCAGACAAACTTGGTATAGTTTTTAAAACGTACATGGACACTAAACAAACACCCACTAAACAAAAACCTAGTACTACTACAAAGGTTCCAGATAGTATGATTGCACCAAATACATCCGCAAATAGAACTGCACCAGCTAATAATGAAAAACGTTCTTGGACTATGGCATCAATTAGTCAGTTTGAGAAAGATGATCTAGCTGGTAAATATTCTGCAAGTGAAAGTGATGCAATTTGGAATGATATACTATTGGCTCCTGCGGAAGGTAGAATCAGGTAAACTAAAGGAGACACATCATGGCTGTATACCCTGTCGCACCCGGAGCACCGGATTATTCAAGTACTTCTACTAACAAGTATATCTCTAGCGTTTACTCTAAGCTGCTTGTTAAAAAATTCTACCCTGCAACTCTTTGGGGAGCAATCTCTAATACTGCATATGAAGGGGAGATTAAAGGCCAAGGCGATACTATTCATATCCGTACTCGCCCGACGATTGATACCTTTGCGTATAAAAAAGGTATGGTTCTGCCGGTTCAGAATCCTGAAAGCCCTTACATTGAGTTGAAAATCAATCAGGGTGAGGGTTTCTCCTTCGCAATTGATAAAGTCGATGAGTTCCAGACGGATATTCCGTTGATGAATGAGTGGGCTACTGATGCTGCGGAGCAGATGAAGCAGGTTATTGATAAGAAAGTACTTGAGTATCTCTGTACTGGTGCTTGTGATAATGACCCTGAGATTATAGGTTCTTATACCTCTAAAGCTGGTGTAGTGCACACTCTTGGTACTCTTGCTGGTGACGGTACTGACTTCTCTATTGCTACTAACACTAATATTGCTGGTGTAGGTAATGCATTGCTGGCACGTATCATTGAGTATGGTCAGATTCTTGATGAGAATAACATTCCTGAAAGTGAGCGTTTTGTTGTGCTTCCTGCTTGGGCAACTGCTGCTCTCAAACAGTCCGATCTGAAGGCTGTTTACCTTACTGGTGATGGTAAGACCCCTCTCCGTAATGGTGAGATTGGTACTATTGATAGGTTTAAAGTTTATGTTTCTAATAACCTTTATTCTGCTAATGATAGTGAAACTGAGAAGTGCTTTGGTGTTATCTTCGGTCATAAATACGCCACCACTTTTGCAACTCAGATTACTGAGAGCCGTATCATCGACAATCCTTTTGCATTCGGTAAGATGATGCAGGGACTTCAGATTTACGGTTTCAACGTCATTAAAGGCGATGCAATCGGTGTTGACTTCATCAGTCAGGTTGCTAAAACTGCCTAATTAACTACTAACCAACTAGGCGGGGAGCAATCCCCGCTTACATACATTTAAGGAGAATATATTATGGCTATTACATCTACCCCTACTGTTACTAATGTTAAACCTGCTGCTATTACTGCAACAGGACTCAATAGTATTCAGACTAAAAAGGTTACTTTTGCAGTACCTACTAGTACCTCATCTGATGGTTATTATACTGGTGATACTATTTCACTTCGGAATGTTGTTCCTGTAGGTTGCGCTGTAACTGGTCTTTGGTATAAAGTTACTACAACTCAAGGTGCAACACTTACCTTTGCAGCTAATCTTGATGGTCAGACAGCTTTTGTAGCTGCTACTAGTCTTACTGCTACCGTTCCAACTGCTCTTACTGTAGTTCCTGCTAATTCTTTTGCTACTACTGGTAATATTAACCTAGTACTTGCAGGTACTACTGTTGGTTGTACTGCTGCTGCTATTACTCTATATATGACATTGGCTGCATTTGGTCCGGTCTAATCTTAAATTTCTAAGGGGGTCTAAAAGCCCCCTTATTTACACTATCTCTTAGGAGTTTATTATATGTCACAAGTAATGATGCGTAAAAAAGGTACACAAATTGTTTGTCCTTATGATGCAGTAAAGTTTAAAGAATATGGTTGGTATGAGATGTATGAACCATTGATTCAAAAAGAGACTATTGCAGTGAAGATTGAAGAAGAAAAGAAAGAGATTGTAGAAGAAAAACGAAGTGGTTTTAATCACATGAATGACGAAGACAAAATTCAGAGTATTAAGAATGCTATTGCTATTATTCCACCTAATATTTTTGTAAATTATCAGGGACGTATGCAACCTAAACTCTCAGATGTAGAGGCTATTGTAGGGTTTAAGATGAATAGTAAAATGCTTCAAGAGGCTCTTAATTTTAATATAGAGGAGTAATCCCTTTGAATTTACGAGAACTAATAGATGAACCACGATCTTTGGCTAGAGATAATGGACGTGTTGATACTGATAGACTTTGGCCTGATCATGAGATGGTTTATTATGTAAATCGAGTTTATCGTGAATTGGCTAGGGAATGTAAAATTATAAAAGATAGGAATAGTACCCTCTGCTCTATTGCAGTAGATGGGACAACTACACCTGTTTTAGAAATTAATCTTGACCCACGGATTCTTTCTGTAGAAGCTGCACACTTTGTAACAAAACAA